CACCAAGTAAAATTGGAGTTTTTGGTGGTGTTGGTGTCGGAACCACGGCAGTAAGATGTGCTGTTGATCTTGCAGATGCTGGGACTGTTGGTGTCGGAACAACACAACCATATTTCTTACCACCAAAAGTATCTACTGCCACTAGAAATGGTATTGGGGCAACTATAACTGGTGCCACAATTTATAATATAACATTAAATAAATTACAAGTATATACAGGTTCTGCCTGGGAAACCGTTACAAGTAGTTAATTATGCCACTACCATCATCTCCGGATCCAATTAGTGCATCTCAAATAAAAAATGAGTTTGGAACTAATGGTTCTCCACTAATACGTATTGGTCAATATAGAGATGCCACCACACATGGTGGAAAACAATGGCCATTTGATGTAGATATTCCCATTGGGACTGGTTCTAATGACACTACAACCACCATAAAGTTTAGTGATTTTCGTGGAAAACAATTAAATACTATTACTGTTATTGATGGTAGCACTGAGAATCGTATTATTGCCGCAACTGAAGATAAAGCAGTCGTTGGTGGTTTAAAAAGTTCAACGAGTAAAAGTGTTCGTGCCCAAGCTAGAAATATTATTTACATTGTCAATAAAACTATTGGATCCACAAAGGGTGATAGGAATAAATGTGCATTAAGAACTGGTGATTCAAGTGCCTGGTTTGGAGGAAATAATTCTTCCTCTGCCAAAGTAAATATTGAACTTGGTGAGGGAGCAAAAATATATGGTGCAGGTGGTGATGGAGGAGATGGTAAAAAACACGATTCTAATGGTGAACCTGGTGAAAATGGAACCAGTGCATTGGGAATACAAGTTGCCACTGAAAGTATAGTTGTTCGTTCCGGTGCAATCATCGTAGCCGGTGGTGGTGGTGGTGCCGGAGGTGGTGGAGGTAAAGAAACTTCACAAACAGAAGCCCGACGAGCTGGTGGTGGAGGAGGCGGTGGTGGTGCCGGTGTTCCTGCTGGTCAAGGTGGGCAAGGATTTAATTATAATGATCCTGATAAACCAGAAAAAAAGAACGGTGAAAATGGTACAAGTGGAGACACCGATAGTGCTGGTAGGGGTGGTAATGGTGGAAATAGTGGTGACGATGAATGTCGTGGAGGTGGAGGTGGAGGTGGATCTAATTTGAATGGAACTGACGGACAAGGTGGAGAAGGTGGAAAACCGGGAGGTGCCGAAGATGGTGCTGATGGAACTGAGTCTGGAGGAGGAAATGGTGGAGAAGGAGATGCACGGCAGAGTGGGGAAGGCGTTGAGACATCTGAGGGTGGAACTGGTGGTCCTTCTGGCTATGCAATTACATCATCAGGAAATCTTACAATTAATGTGACTGTTGGTTCCAGTAGAGTTGAGGGAACTCAACAACAAAATGGAGGAGTAAGTTAAAACATGCCACCAACACCAGCATCTCCGGATCCAATTAGTTTTCAGGACCTCATTAATGAGTTTGGTAATCCTGGAGGAGGAAATAATGATTTAGGTTCATTTAGAGTAAATCAAACCGTTCATGGAGAAACTTATCGTCTTGATAGGGATGATAATGATAATAATCCAGTTCCTGCCAGTGGTGCAATTTCATTTGCAGATCTTCAAAATAGATCATTGAATGTAGTCGTCGATATCAATCAAAATAGCAATAGAGTGTGGGGTAGAGATAGATGGAATAGTAATAATGTAATAGTAATAGGTGGTGGTAGAAGTAAAAAACAAAACGGATCAAGAATTATTCTTCATGTAAGAGGCACTATTGGATCTGAAAGAGGAACTCATGAAAGAGGAGATGGTGGAAATGGTAATCGATGGTCTTGTGCATTTAGAACAGGAGATTGGGGTGGAGCAAGAACTTTAGATGTCATAGTTGGTCCTGGTGGTAACTCCGGACATATTAGAGGTGGAGGTGGTGATGGTGGTAATGGTGGAAGTTCAAGTGGAAATGGTGGAGAAGATTCTGATGCTAGTGGAGAAAATGGGAGAGATGGAACAAGTGGATTGGGATTAAATCATAATGTAAGATATCTTAAAGTTAGATCTAATGCCTCAATTTACGCCGGTGGTGGCGGTGGAGGAGGCGGTGGTGGTGCCGGTGGTGAATTAAAAAACTCCGTCGAAAGATCCAGTGGTGGTGGAGGTGGAGGTGGCATGGGTATACCAGGAGGAAATGGTGGAAATGGTGGAGGACAAGGATCCACAAGTGAATCTGAAGATAGATATGCAACTAATGGAGGAGAAGGAAGTTCTAGTGAAGGTGCCAATGGTGGTCGGGGTGCAGTAAATTCAGAAGGTAGTGGTAGAGATTCCTCTTCTGGTGGAGGTGGAGGAGGGGGCGGTGGAGTAAACCCCGGTGAAGGTGGTGATGGTAGTGAAGGTGCAGTTGATGGCTCCGAAGGAAAAGATATGGACAATAATAATCCTGGTAACTTTAATGAAAGAGGTGCCGGTGGTGATGGTGGTAAAGGTGATGCAGAAGGCACAGGACAACAAGAGGGTCCTGGTGGATCTGCTGGACACCATGGAGCAGCTATTGCCAAAGGTTTTTTTGATATAGAAAATATTGTAGGAACAGGAAGAATCTATGGTGTTCATAATAATGTCACTCCAACATAAATAAAAAGAAATGAGTTTTTTATTATGAATGATGAAATATTACAAGTCACTCAATTTGAAAATCCCTTTCCTCATTTGATTGTAGATAATTTTTATAATGAGAAAGAATTAGAACTTATATGGGAAGAACTTAAATTTTATACAAAACCAGGTAAATTGCTTGATGTAAAAGATTATGGTGGTGTAGATGGATATACCAGTGCGAAAGCAATTATGTTGGACTCACTTTACAGGGATAATACTAAAAATAATGGTGTTAACTGGAGAAGTTTATCTAATATTTTGACAGTCAATCGAAAATTATTTACGAGTGGTGTTTTAGATGTATTTGCCGATACACATGATTGTTGCTGTCTGGCAAATAAATCAAATAGTGATACCACAAAAGTCAGATATTATCATAATGGTGATAAGTATGATCCACATACTGATAAAGGATTTCAGTTTTTAGGATTTTCATATTTTTATAAAGAACCTAAAAAATTTGAAGGTGGACAGTTATATTTTCCAAAATATGATTATGAAGTTCCTTGTGATAACAATTCAATGATTATCTTCCCTGGATGGGTAGAACACGGAGTAAGAGAAATAAGTATTAAAGATTCTGATTACTTTGATGGTTGGGGGAGATATGCCATAACTTCATTCTTTACTTTTAAGGCAAATGAAATACATAATTGACAAAGTATCAAAATATAAGTAGAATACCTTTGTTGGGGTTGATGAGACAGTTTAAGAACTGTCTACTAGATTTAAATACTGGTGCTTCATGCCCTATAATATGGAGGTAAACAAGGGACAATCCCATGCTCTGTGAAGTCAAACTTTATGTTGCGGGTCGTACTTTCTATGAGACTGTTCGTGCCGCAAACTATGATGAAGCCCGTGAAGTGGCACTGGCAAGAAATCCTAATGCAACTGTCGTGAGTGTAAATGCAAAGTTCTGATGTCTAAGTTTTTTGATGAAAAAATGCAAGTCTGCATTGAACTTGATGGGGAAACTTATTGGAATCTTGTAAAGATGGGTGCAGAAATTAGAACACCCATCAACCAATACATTGAAAATTTATTGCAAAGTCATGTAATGGATTATGAATAAGTTTCTAAAACCACATATTCCACAGCCAGGATTACTTGAACCAAACCCAGGTAATCCTTTAGGTTATGTAACAAATGATGGAATGTGGGCAGCAGTTCCATGTGGCAAAAAGTTTAGCATTATACATAATGGAAGTGTGATTCATCAATCACGCACTTACGATTCGGCACTGAACTTTATTAAAAAGGGGGTTAAAAATGAGGGATCAAAACGGAATCGAAGACAACGAACCGGGTGATGTTAAATGGAATCGAGGACTAGACATCTTCATTGAATCTGTTCACAAACCTGATCCCGCATTACGTCAGTGCGCTCATAATCAAAGATGTTATCATGAACTCATGTGGGTTCGTGAGAACGTGTTAAACTATCTCAAAACACTTAGAAAGCACGATGAATATTCCACGTATCCATGACGGAGATAAAGTAACCTATATTGGTTGCTGTAGGGAGCAAATTAACTGGGGAAATAGTGATAATCCCGACAATGTATTAGAGAGAGGAAAAGAATACACAGTAGAGAAAACTGAGGTTCATACTGCACATACAAAATTAATGATCAAAGGTTATAATGGCAAATTCAATTCTATTTGTTTTTTAAAAGGAGAGGAACAATGAGTCAATTTGATCCAGCAGAAATAGTATTACAGAGCACTGCCAAGTTATTTGAATACGAAAAACTATCACGGCAGATTGAAGAATGTAATGATATGGAAATGTTGAGAGACATGGCACGTTGTTGGATCAAATTGTACATGAAACAACAAGAAACCATGAGAACCATTGGACTTGATCAACAACCACTTCCCAAAAGAAAGGATGACGAGGGTTAATTATGTACGAAGAATTAGACTGCTTTGAAAGAGCACTACAACATTTTGGTACGAGAGTAGAGATTGTCACCGCCATGGAAATGGCAAATAAAATTGCTACTGAAGATGCCTACCAAATGATTAAGGATGAACTTAAAGAATTGAAAAAATGCCGTAAAGAATTTAAGAAAGATGCCTGATGATTCTCTTAAAATTCATGAAAATGATGACGGTTCATTTAGTATGGAATGGGATCGAGAGGACCAGAAATGGAACTGGTTAAATGACTTGACAAGTGCCGAGATTGAGACTATGCTACAGGAAGCAATCAGAAACTATGGAGGAACTCAATGACAAAACCAGATCTTGAATATAAAAACTATTCACTTGAAAAATTGAGTGAATGGATTAGAGATTCTCTTCATTCTGAAGCGACTCCATTGGAAATCTATGAGGCAATCATCACAACTCTCAAACAGGAAGTTAGTTATCATGATGTCTGTAAAAGACAGGCAAAAGATATCATAAATTTGATGCAAGGATATCAAAAAAATGATTCAATCGATTTAGGACTTGATGAATATCCATATGGAGAAAGTTTCATATCTGCATTAGATGATACCATTTCACCTAAATCACTAGATAATAATGATGGTGATGTGATCAATTTTCCAATGCGATACTAATAAATACAATCACAAAAGGACAAACTATAATGGAAAGCGTCGAAAAGCACATTGAAGTTGATAAAAAGATCCTTGAAGATCCAACAACTTCACCACAACAACGTCGTCACATCGAAGAAGAACTTCATGAACTTGAGGTCTATGTAGAGAATCACAAGAAAGAAATTGCAGATGGTGATCATCATGATCCTACCGCACTTGAACTATTTTGTGAGGTTGAACCAGATGCAGATGAGTGCCGTATCTATGACGATTGAATGAAACTTCCTTCATCATTCCCTCATGAACCTCCTGAAGGTTATCATTACGAGGTTGAACAATTCAGACGTAATGTGGTTTCTATCTGGTTACGTCACCCCGATCATTTCAATTATACTGATGAGCCTGTACGCACTATATGGGGTTTCTTTAATACAAAGAAAGGACTTTACTATTCCCCCGTCAATCATAAGAAAGTTGGAAAAGAAGTTGATATCACTGACACCAGAAATTACACCTCAATGCAAATACAATACAAGGGACTGGAAAGTTTCTTTGTGTGACAGTTATTGAACTGTCTACCACCTCTTGACGAGGTGGTTTTTTCATGGCATAATATATTCATATTCATCAGACATCTGTGACCGTCACTCTTCGTCCGCATCAACAACGTGGCATCAATCGTATGGAAGAGTATGCCAAAGGTCAACTGATTTTCCCCACCGGAGCAGGCAAAACTCTCACGGCAATCATGGATGCCAAGAGAGTATTTGAGACTGCAACATCACACAAAACCATTGTGATTGTTGCTCCTCGTATTCTCCTTGCTGAGCAACTTTGTAGTGAGTTTCTGGAAGTTATTCAACGCAATGATGTGCATGTGATGCACGTTCACAGTGGTGAGACTTCTTTCTTCGGCACCACTAAAGTCAAGCAGATTCAGATGCACGACTCCATCTGCAAAACTGCCGGTGAGCATCAACTTATCTTCACCACTTACAACTCTCTGGGTCGTATTGTGGATGCAGAAGTTGAGGTAGATACTATCTACTTTGATGAGGCACATAACAGTGTCAAACGTAACTTTTTCCCTGCCACCGAGCACTACAGTCAAGAGGCAAATCGTTGCTATTTCTTCACTGCCACTCGTAAGACTTCGGTCACTATTGCCAAACCAGGCATGAATGATCGTGCCGTCTATGGTGATGTAATCTGCCGAGTTTCTGCACCTGAACTTGTGGAGGGTGGTTATATTCTTCCTCCCAAGGTTAAGGTGATTGAAATGGATAAGGTTGATCGTAAATCTATCACCCCTCACCTTGAGAGCAACAACATTCTCACCACGATTGATGAGATCAGCATCAAGAAAGTTCTGGTCTGTTCTAACACTACCAAACAACTGACCACTATCTTCCAGACTGATTTTGCCTATCAGTTGCAGAAACGTGGTTATTCTTATTTGTATATCACTGCCAAGACTGGTGCTGTTATTGATGGTAAGAAAGTATCCCGTGAGAAGTTCTTTGAAACTTTGAACACCTGGGGTAAAGATTCCAACAAAAAGTTTGTTGTTCTTCACCGTTCGATTCTGTCTGAAGGTATCAATGTCAGTCAACTGGAAGCAGTCATCTTCATGCGTAACATGGATGTGATTGAAATGACTCAAACTGTGGGTCGTGTGCTTCGTAAAGGTGGCAATGATAAGACCTACGGATTCTGTGTCGTCCCTGTTTATTCTAAGGTTGGTATCTCTACTCAACGTGGATTGCAGACGGTGATTGATACCGTCTTTGAGAAGGGTGAGATGCTTGATAGTGTGGTGCGTCGTTGATGCACCAGTCTATGAACTGTCCACCAGTCGTTGCCAGGGCACCAGGATGCCCTATAATACAAAGGTAGTCAAGGGAGAGCAATGATCACCAACAAACGGCAAATGCTCAAAGTGATGTCACGATGCACCGATGCAGACACACTCACCCGTGAACAAAAATTTGAGGTCTTCTGTAGAGTTTGTGACAACATGCTCAAGGAAGGTAGAATCACTAGAGTAAATCACAGACGCTGGACTGAAATCTGGTAAATCACTAAAGTTCATTCTTCAACCTTTTTTTCTTCATCATCATGGCAACCCGAGCACGAATTGGTCTTCAAGTTGGAAATGCAATCATTTCTGTTTATCATCACTGGGATGGTTATCCTCAGTGGTTGGGTCGCATCCTGAGCACACATTACATCACAAAGAGTCAAGTTATTGACCTGATTGACGGTGGTGATATGTCTTCCTGCTGGACTAATTGTGGTTGGCAGAATGAAACCCGTCCCGAAACTGGTCCAATGTATTATTCTGAGCGTGGAGAAGATTGTCCTCCTCGTTTGGATGAATCTATCACTGAGTTTATTAACAACGGTGAAGAGTTTGGTTATATCTTCAAGGATGGTGAATGGTTCTGTTATGATACTAAGACCTGGAGTGATACTTTCGCACAGGTTATAGATATTCCAGAGGGAGCCCTGGTAGCATGATCGATTTAGAAAAACTTTCTCATGAAGAGAAAGAAGCACTGGCAGAAGATTGTGAAGACTTTCTTCTGCACAGAAACATACCATTAAGGTCACATTCATACGATAACATCATTCTTCATGCAATGAGAGAAGGTTATCGCATCGAAGGATTCGACCGACCCATCCGTAGGACAGCATAACAACTGTCCACAACCTCTTCACAGGGCACCAGGATGCCCTATAATACATTTGTAATCAAGGGACGACCCCATGACAACCTCCTTCGCAGACTACGTTGCTCAGCAGGATGCACGGAACGACATTCAGTTGAACGTTCGCAAGTGGACTTTGATGTTGTGTGATGCTCTGGTTGACAATTTCAAGCAGTCTCACCCTAACTCTGATCCTTACACATTCTCCGTTGAGAGTGGTCGTAAGTATCACAAGATTATGATGGAGACTGAATCTCAGTCTAGGAGTGTTCATGCCTTCGTTGATAAGAAGACTGGAGAAGTTTACAAGCCTGCTTCATTCAAGGCACCCGCAAAGATTGTCCGTTTCAATCTCTGTTTGATTAAAGACCGTGAGTGGTTGCTGGAGAACTGTGACTGGGCTGGGAGCTACCTTTATGTGCGATAATATGATATAATGAACACATTCAATTCGGAGGTTACAATGAACGATGAACGACATTATCACACCGAAAGTGAACGTCGTCAACTTGACGGTGTTGTCACTGATTCTGATAAAAATGGATGGAACGTATCCAAACTGAATCGAATGAAGTCCAGAGCAAACAATCTACCTGATGATTCTCTGATTATTGATGACGACTAAAGAAAAGTTCCTGTTCACTGCATCATTCATCTGGTTTCTTCACTGGGGCACATGTCTAGCATCTACCATTCTGGATACGGTTATTCTAAGAAACTCTGTGAGGATGTTACCTCTTGGTTTCTGAACAAGTATTATCCACGTCATAAGATTGATGTGGAGATTGTTCACCGGGGATTGAAACGTGAGGGTGTCTATGGTTATTGTGACGTGATCGGTCGATCTCATCGGCCACGTCACTTCCTGATTGAACTTCAGACCGAAATGTCCAAGGAGTTGTATACAAAAATCCTTTTTCATGAATTGAAGCACCTGGCACAGTGGGTAGACGGTTCTCTGCGGTTTCGGCATGGAAAAATGTGTTATTGTCAAGAACCGGTCGAAAAATACGACTATGTGGATCAACCACATGAAATTGAAGCACGGGAGTGGGAAGAAATCCTATATGATCTGCATCTAAATGACAAACAAGGTATGCCGGTGAAACAAGTGGCACAGCAGTCGTTCCCAAACCGTCTGATGGCTATATAATAACCATGTAAACAAGGGAGGACCACTGATGACCCCAGAAGTTGAGAAGCACCTGGCAGATCCTTACAATCGGATTCGTTATGCTTATGAGTTCCTGGACAGTGAGATCGGTGATTCTGCCAAGTGTATGGATCGAATCTATTATTGGTTATCTCAGGATATTGATTGTGAGGTACACTACTAATGAACAATGTAGACAGTATCAACAAACAAATTCTTGAACTGAACCATCGAAAACAAAAACTTGAGATTGAGATTGATGGTATCGAATCTGCAATCAAGTTTCTAAGACAACAGAAAGAACTGTTGGAAGGTGCAAAGGGCACCACAAAAGACTTTTACGACGATCTTCTTTCTGACTGACATGCTGACTCACATTGAACACATCGAAGATTCTATTCTGACTGGTGATCTTCGACCCCTGGATGTTTTCACCGAATGGCATCATCTTTCGGTCAAAATGGACGGTGCTCCTGCGATTGTCTGGGGCACACATCCTGAGACTGATAAGTTTTTTGTCGGCACCAAGAGTGTATTCAACAAGAAAAAGATCAAAATCAATTATACTCATGATGACATCAACAACAATCATGAGGGTAATGTAGCTCTGATTCTTCATGCCTGTCTGGCAAATCTGCCAAGGACAAATGGTATTATTCAGGGTGATTTTCTTGGATTCGGTGGTGATGATACCTATTGTCCGAATACTGTGACTTATGTGTTCGATGATATTATTCAGGAGACGATTGTCGTCGCACCACACACCTGGCACGAACCCGATCAGTGGTATGATGGTGATGGTAATTGTTTGCGTGAGTGTATGGCACTGCCACTGAATCATGGTGATGTAGAGAGCACGGATGAGTGTCTGTTTGTGAGACCCAAGACCTGGAAGATTGTGGATGACGACTTCAGTTCTGATGTCGCATTTGCCCGTCAGATGGCACAAATGGTGAGGTTTGTTGATGATAAGCAGGCGGCAAAGTTGAAGCAGGTTCTTAACTCTTTCATTCGTGAGGGTATTGAACTGGATGAAGAATTGATTGCCTATAGTGCAGATTGTGATGTGAATTTGATTCGGTTGTGGAAACTGGTGCGATCAATGAAGCATGAGTATTTGTTTGCCTGTCGTAATAATGGACCGAAGGCATATTTGAACAATCGTAGGTGTCACGGTGAGGGTTATGTCGTCTTCCATGATTATGGCACGTTCAAGTTTGTCAAACGTGAGAATTTTAGTCGATTGAACTTCACAATGCAAAAGGCATGGGACAGTTGAGGTAGTGGCACAGGACAGGGTGTCCGTGCTCTGTCCTGCCCTATAATACAGAGGTAATCAAGGGACACACCATGACCGACTTCATCTGTGCCTACTTTGGTTCTGACTGGACTATCACTGCTCGTGGGTTCTCCAGTGCCCGCCAGGCGGAGAAGCACGGACTCTACATGATGCCCACAGCCGGTGTCTTCGGGTTTGCGGTGATTCATGAGTCTGAGAACGGATGGGAGGTCTGTGATGACCGCAGCATCCTGTCACCTAACAATAAGGTGACTCAGACTGATCTTAACACGTTTGACGTTTCAGTCTAAAAACCAGTTGAGAAGGTGGCACACACCACCTTCACAGGGCACTCGGATGCCCTATAATAAGAACATCAACAAGGGACACACCCCATGCAACTGACCAACTCTGCCACCATCGTTGATTTCTTCCCTGAGGCATTTATTGCCGAGGCAGATGAGAAGAAAGGAATGAAAGTTGTGATCAAACGTTTCCACAAGAGAGTCACATTTCGTGCCAATGGTATGAAGTCCTATAGCACGGTGACTATGATTGATGCAAAAAACGAGTGGATGTCACGTATTGCCAAGGGTGCGGAAGTGACCAACTATAATACCGAAAAGATGCCTTCTTCTGAGTATATGCCCCTGTACTGCTGATGTTCTACGTTCTGCCCATCGTTCTTTTCATCTATTCTCTTCTCTCATGAACTACACTCTTCAACAACTGAAAGATCGAGTCAACACTCTCATCGAACAACAGGGGGAAACTGCATACTGTGCGGCATGGATTTATACCAAGGAAGATTGTTCTATGCGGGACAATGAGGGATTGGATGTGTATCCGTGCGAAGAACATCCTGAGTTGGTTGAACGTATCTTCAACGATATTGGCAACATTGATTACATCTACACTACCATTCAGGATTGTGTAGATGAAGTTACAGAAGAACAATATATGGCACTTCAGCAGGAACTGGTCTGATGTTTATTGATACCGATCGTCAACTTCGCAAACTTTCTATTTTCAAACCAATGAACTTTCGTATTGTTGAGATTGACTTTGACTTTGATGATGAAATGACCAATGATGATCAACAGGAGATTGTCGATGAAGTTATGGCGACGACCTGGAGTGCGATTGATGGTGATGACCTTGTAGAAGAGATTACATCTGCGACGGGTTGGTGTATTAACTCCATTGATTATTGTTATGTCCTGTCCTAAAAAAACCTTGTCTGTGTTATAATCATAGATAAGGAAAATGCACTGAAAACTATGACAGTCGATTGTTCAAGAACAGAAACTAATGTCTTTCTAAATGTTCAGGAACTGGGTGTTATCCTAAGTGCCCTTCAACTTTTAGATCACAGTGATGAACATCTCATTGCCAGACAATATGGACCTGCTCCTGTCTTATACAATCGATTGGTGGAAATTTATGAAACACTGGACCGGTCACAAATTTATACTCATCATGAGTATCAACGACATGAACACAGTTATTGATGGAACAATTTGGATGGGATACCAATGATGAGTTTCCAATCGAAAGAACGGAACATCCATCATCACCAGTTAAAAGAACTCTTTATCTTCATTCATTAAATGAACACTCTTGTATCAGTCATGATGGTTACATTCAACTCGGTATCTTTGATCATTCTGTTGAGAGACACATGGAATTGAATCCGACACTACACTGGGTTGAAACTTATTGGTGTCCTGATGTCTTCAGTAAACGTTATAAACGTGCGACATTCCAAAAGACTGCCAGAGTTAATGAAGGTAGTCCAAAGACTGATAATCAGGGACAGGGTATTGATTATGATAAGGTAAAACCTAAAGGATGCACTAAATTAGAGGACAAGTAAAATGACACAAAAAACATACAAAATTGAAGAAGAAGGGACAAATGGTTGGGCACTCATTGATCCTGAGTACCAGCATCTTACAAAGGAAAGATGCTCTGAACTCCTAGAACATCTTATTGAAAAAGGTGTCAATCCAAACTATCTTCGTGCCGTAAGAGATGACGTACAAACCTCAAGTTGATGATTATGTCAAGTGGAGAAATGTAGAGGGATGGGTTTACTTTGTAGACCATGAATATTTTACCATTGAGATAGGAGTTAAAAACAAGAGCGAAGAATCTTATAAGGATTCACCTCTTCATCGGAAAGTTCATTGTCTGATTGTCTGTCACAACTATTATTGGGATGATGTAGAGTATGTCAAACACCGAAGAAAAGAAAATGCCCAATGATGTTATTGTCAAGGGTAAGGTCAAGAGTGTGATTCAGGGTATTGATGATGATCAGGTTCTGATTCATTATCATGATACTGTGACTGCCGGTAATGGTAAGAAGAAAGATCATCCGAAAGGTAAGGGTGAAATCAATGCAAAGATATCATCCCTTATCTTTGAACAATTAGAACGTGCCACAATTAAAACTCATTTCATACAATCGGCAGGTCCTGGTATTATGAGATGTAAGAAGGTGGATATTATTCCGATTGAGGTTGTTGTTCGTAATGTCGCTGATGGTTCGATTGTAAGAGACACGACTATTCCAAAGGATACCGTATTCAATCCACCACTGGTTGAGTTCTATCTCAAGGATGATGATAAGAATGATCCTTTACTTACGGAGGATAGATTAACACTTATGGGGTATACTAATCTAAGAAGAATCAAACAGTATGCAAAGGAGACTAATGCCGTGGTATCTGATTTGTTTAAAAGAATTGGTATTATATTGATTGATTTTAAACTTGAGTTTGGTACGACTGTCAATGGAGAGATTGTTGTTGCCGATGAGATTAGTCCTGATGGATGTAGGTTGAGAAATAAGGAGACAAATCAAAGTATGGACAAAGATTTATTCCGTAAGGGTACAGGTGATATTATTGGTGCCTACACTGAAATTATGAACAAATTGATTGAAATATGCTGAAATATGATTAAAAAACAATTAAAAAGGTATTTTTAAATATAAAAGTGTTGTTTGTATGCTATTGAGAATCATTAGCAATAAGGTGTTAGTAACTCCGTGGATACTGTGTGAATACTGTGTAGAAACTCCTGAGTAACTTCACAGAAACCTCTCATCCTTATGTGAGTTTAGTCCGCACGTTATCACACTCGAAGGTTTTTGTCAACAGGGACGGCAGAAAAACTCTGAGATCCACACATTTCTCGTCGAGATTGTATAAATACATCTTATGAATCTCGTCGAGACATACACTTGACAACTCGACGAGATCATAGTATCATAATCACAGTTCATCAATCTCGACGAGAACCATGTACGACGATTACGATCTCGACTATACATTCAATAATGATCATGCATCATCATATGATCTCGACGAGATGTGCGAAGGACACGTATCATATAACATGATACAAGATAGCACATCATATAATGACGAGATGACCGCATATGATGATGACGAACATCGTGACGAGCAAGACTATCAAACGCTTGCATATATGCACTACGCATGATAGAATAGTCCGAGAATCACCTAACCACAATGATTGCACAGAAACGCACAATCCGTGTTATTCTAGACATCGAATGTTACGATGATCTTGATATCGAGGATCAGGATTGGCGTGAGATTCTGCAGCTCGAAGGTGATGAAGACGTTCATGCTACCATCAAAGATCTGGCAGATATCTTCTAGTTTGTGCCAGTTCGTAGATTGGTTTTTTATTCTCAATAGTGAGTCCTTATTGAGAATAGAAGTCTTTAAAAAAACCAGTTGGAGAACTGGCACAGAACCCCTTGTGGATTCGTCCGTGAGGGGTTATGTTGTATCTGTCGTTAGGAAATTCTCCATGTTTGATGAACTCTGGTCTGAGATTGCTGATGCTCCCGGTGAGATCTTCGATGTCATCGAATACAAGGAAGAATGGGAGAAGGAAGAGAAATTCGATGTTGAGAAGTACATCAACGGAGACACTGATTACTGATGTCCTTCATTTCAAACTTCATCAATCAAACTATGAACGAATCTGATCTTTTCACTCTCAAAGAAAACTATGCCAACATGATTATCGATGACATGGATATTGATACGTTGGCACAATTTGCCTACGATTCAATCATGGACAATCTGAAAGATTATGAAGAGACAGATTTGGAGGCAGAAATCACCGATCTTTATGGTGAAGAAACTTACAATGATTTGGCAGACGTTGATACCATCAACGTTTCGTATGGTGATACGCTGAGACCCGCAAGTTAGTCATTCTCAATATACATTTATTATTGAGAATCGCAGCTGCCGGTGGACAGTTGAACAACCTACACACAAAATGGGCACAGACCCCAAAATCGTGTATTGTGGATACATGAACAAAACACAACTCTTTTCTGACTCAAATCTCTCCGAACTTCAGGGTTTCATGTTTGACACAATGGCATCATCAGAAATGGCAGTCGATTGGTTCTGCGATCGTTTCAATGTTAATGCAGATGATGATATCATTGATTTCGTCCTTGATGCACACTTTGCGTTCTTCGGAGAGTAACACTAACTCCTTTCGTTCTTCATTCACACTTTCTCATGCGTATCTTCCTTGCTTCGATTGTCATCATCCTGGGTGCCAATCTTCTCATCGATCTGTTGGATTCCGACCTGGTGGATGTAATGCAGGAGCGTCGGGAAACTATAGAGAAACAAATGGATCGGATGTGACAGTCGGCAAGGTGTCCACTTTTTTGGCACAGCACCCCGTTTCCGTGTATCTTAGAGAAGTGGAGGGGAGCACACCCCACCACGACCCCAGTCCTTTCACTTCAATTTCAATGCGTAAGATCGAAAAGCAAATGAACGACGCAGTTGCAAACAATGAGAATTGGACATCTGCAAACACGACTGTTACTTTCGATTCCGAAACTAATGAGTCTACCGTGTATCTCCACGGTAATAAAATTGCAGAGGTTGGTGATGACTTCCTTCGTGTTTTTGACGGTGGATGGCAAACAAACACAACAAAGTCCCGTCTCAATGCACTGATCGAACGTTTTTGTGATGCGTTCACTGACAGCGTTTATCAGCACAAATTTGAGTGGTTCATCACTGATGACAAGAACATTTACAAGTTCGTTAACGGTTACACGTTCTCCTGAGGGGTTCATTCCCCTCCTGTTCTTTTCTCACTGATTAACATGTTTCGCATCGCATCTTCGTTAACAACCCGTCGCAAACTTTGGGTCTCCGATGATAACGTGGCACTGCCTGCTTATCTACATGCCGGGGCAAATTCCAAATACAAAGGAAGCAACCCCGGTAAGTATTGGTGCAACTCAGAGGCACCGAACATTTCCTTCTCTATCTGATACATTATGAAAATCGTTCGGCGCACTGACTTCGGAAAGTTTCACACCATTTGTGTTCACACAGACAAAAAATGGATCAAAGTGATTGATGACGGCATCATAAAGATTGTTCGCAATCCTTACACAGTGCCATGCGTTCGTTAACAGCAGTTCGGGGGTATTATGCCCCCTTATTGCCGCGGTGCGTGGCTAAAAACGCATCGATGCGTTTTTAGCCATGGCTAAAAACGCATCGATGCGTTTTTAGCCACGCACCGCGGCAATAAGGGG